CTGGATCTAAGTGCTTCCTTACTCACAATACAAATATATCAAATATCAACAGAGTACTCCATCAGGTTGCCATGCTCTAGGTCATCAAGCTTGTCTGCATCTGATATGCTGTCGTCTGTGTAAAAATCTACAGAAGGGATGTTACCTGCCTTGGCCCACGCCAATGCGCCTGACTGAGTTTCAAAATACTCTTCAATACCAACCATTTTAATCACATATCCCTCAGTGATTGTATTGCCCGTGTCTGTTGCAGTCTTTGCCATTAGAAAACAGAATAGTGTGTGTTCATATCCGTCATAACATCATTCTGTGTGGGGAGTGATGTATCAGACCACATTATAACTTCTGAAAGAAATCCAGTGTACTGTGCGGTTCCATTGTCAGGTCTTCGACCTATGGCTAAAAGAATGTTCCCATTGTTGATGAGGCCAGCTCCAGAGCTGCCAGGAAAGCCTGTATCTGTATCAGCAGTATCACCATTGACGTCCAGATCTCCTGAAGCGTGGTCCAAAGACCCAACCACAAGATACTCTGTATTGACAGCTACCTGAGCATTGGTTTGAACTCTGCCCAGATGTTTGGAGCTTGTGCTAAATCTTGCAGCAAGCCTTAAATCACTCGCAGCACCAAGAACATTTATCTGAAAAACCTGTGTAGACTGACTGGAAGTCCACTGACTAAAGATATACTGACCAGCAGTAACTGATCTAAACTCAGCCATAAGAGACACCATTAACCTGTCACTGTTATTACTTACAAAAGTATCTTCCAGCCACCGCGACGCAGAGCTGAAATAAAAGTCAAGAGCTGGTATGGAACTGTCTGTTGTTGTAATCAAGTTCCCAGATGCATCAACGATGTAAGGCCTTGCCGTCGCAGTTGACTGCTCCATGTGGTTTGAATTTCCACTCTGGTCCCACCATTTTGAGACTCGACCATAGTTGCTTCCACAGTGCGTAGCAAGAGCGGAAGTGTCCAACCCTCCAGCCGCAGTAAATCCAATGTCTGCTGTTGCTCCTGATGAGTTCTCTACAGTAATTGCATAGCTGGCAGTAGAAGACAACTGCCTCAATGAATAAGCACAAACTGAGCCAGCATGGTCATCCAAAAAGTAAGAAGGTGTTATTCCTTTTACTTTTGCTACACCAGACTTTGCTACACCAGAAATCTTATTGATAGAGCTGTAAGTAACTCCAGAAAGCTTGCTTATGCTCATGACAACTCAATCCAGTCTTTTGACGGATCAAAATAAATTTCTCTGTTACCTCCGTCCGTGCAGTACCCAACAATTCTAACAATATCACCGCTTCCAGTGGGTGCAGTTTTTGTAATCCCCGCCGCAGTGCCTGATACATACAATACATCACCAGTTGTAAATCCTGCAAAGGATGCGTGTCTTGCCAATCCCTTTACAAGGAATCTTGCGCTATCATCAACGATGGCCAAAGCGATCATGCCTGTGGCTGAAGCTGCTGCATTTGCATTAGTCTCTTCCCACTGCTGAGAAGAGTCTAAATAGTACAGCTTACCCTGTTCTATGTCCCCATCAGAACCAGAAGGCCCACTTCCAAACTGCACCGTATCTCCATAAAATTGCCCAGCACCTGTTGGTGAAGCTATTTTTCTCTGACCTGTAATCGTTAGAGTGTTGCCATCAAATGCCAGGTTGCTTTCAGCGGTAATGGCGCTAGTTCCTGTGCCAGTAAGAACACTATTGCTTGCAAGGGTAGTGGCCCCTGTGCCACCTTTAGATACAGGCACGGTGTCAGACAAAGTAGATCCTGCAGCAGTGACTGTAATAGCTGCGGTACCATCAAAGTTTACCCCATTGATTGCTCTGGCTGTAGCCAGGGCTGTGGCGGTAGCTGCATTACCAGTAGTGCTCTGGTTAAGAGTGGGGACGTTGTTTGCGTGGATTGTGCCAGCGCCATCAGAAGTAAGGTCTACAGGTATCGCGTCAACAACCAAATCAATAGTGCCGTCACTGTCCTCGTATGTTGCAGAAATCCTAGTTTCAGTGTTTCCGCTAAACATAGCACCCACGATGTCCTGCACCTGCTCAGTTGAAAGCTGAGTATCAGCCGTCATATCATCTACAACCAAATCAATCGTACCATCAGAGTCGTCGTAGGTAGCTGATATTCTTGTTTCAGTATTGCTACTAAACATCGCGCCTACAATGTCCTGCACCTCCTCAGTGCTAAGCTGAGTGTTGGCGGTCATGTCATCTACAACAAAGTCAATCGTACCGTCACTATCTTCATAAGTGACTGAGATGCGGGTCTCTGTATTGCCAGTAAGCATGGCTCCCACAATATCTTGAACTTGTTCTGTGGTAAGCTGCGTATCAGCGGTCATGTCATCAACCACCAAGTCAATGGTGCCATCAGAGTCCTCGTATGTAGCAGATATGCGTGTTTCTGTATTGCCAGTAAACATAGCGCCCACGATGTCCTGAACCTGCTCAGAGGTCAAAACTGTATCAGTATCTGTTACGGTGTTGGTGAATGTGATCTTATCACCAGATCTAGCAATAGAAAGCCCAGTTCCTGCCTCCAGAACTACATCATCCGTTGTCCCATCATTGTCTGTAAGTCTAATCTTCTCCTCATCACTGTTGTCACCGTCAACACATGATATAGTGTAAGACTTTCCGTCAGCCCCAGCTGGACCTGTAGCGCCTGTAGGTCCTTGGGGACCCGTGGCACCAGTGTCTCCCTTGGGTCCTTTTTCTGTGACAGAAATAGAGCTTGGGGTAGAACTTGTTACGGCAACAGATGAAGACGTCGATGTGAAAGAAATCGACGGACCATTGTTTACTGTTACGCTGACAGAGTTTGCCGCAGTTGTATTTACGGTTACACTCATTATCTTATTGGCGGAAGCGTAGGTGCAACGGGCGAAGACTGAAGTGGAGTAGCATCAGAAACATCTTCGTTTACCTTAAAGGATCCCCTCAATATCGTTGTATGCTCGTCAACACCAGTAGTTGTGTTTGGCTTAATTTGTTGTATATCATACACATAGGATCCAGCAGGAACGCTTCGCATTGTTTCAGCGGTTGCGCTAATGGTGAGGTTGCCGCTATTGTCAAGAACAAACTCCTCAAAGGCTCTTTCAGTCCCATCACTTTTCCTGGCCTTGGGGCCAACGTCAACCGTAGAAAGAACAAGGCCTACTGTACCCTTAGATCGAGCAGCCCTAACATCTGTTCTAACCTGCATCACAAATGAGTAGTTGTCTGTAACTAAAGGCAATGCCGTGCCTGACGAGTCCTTCAGTGTCAACGTCATAGAGAAAGAATCTCCTCTTCTGCACGTAATGTCAAGTCGTTCGCTGACATCAAAATTTACTTTCTTAGCCATATTAAAGTAGGTCTCCTAGGTTAATTGCTTGGTCTTGTTCTTCAGGAAGTTCAGATCTTTGACCTCTTCTCTGAGAGATAAGTTTGCTTTGTTCGACAGCTTGTTTTTTAACTCGCTTATCTTTTCTGTCCTCCTTGAGGACCTCTAGCTTTTCTTTAAACTCTTGATCGTCAGTCTTAAATCCAAGGGTTGCTTGAGCTCTAATAATTTCAATCTCTTTGCGGAACTGATGCTTAACCTGTTCCAGCTGAGCTTCCAGTTGGTTTTTAAGCTGCATTTCCTGAGCTTTCATCTGAGCTTCTAGTTGCATCTCTTGCATTCGACCCTGAGACGCTGCTTGCGCCGCAGCCTGTGCTTGTTGAGCCTGCATCTGCGCATTTTCAGCTGCTTGTTTTTGGATTCGCTCAATGCGTTTTTTGCGTCGAAGCACCAAAAGACGCTCTGCTTGAGTAATGTCTTTAATGTTTCTGATTGCGATAGCATCCTCAAGATCTATTTCTTTTTGAGCCAGTGACTGCTGGATGCTTTGCTCAAGATAAATTTTATCTTGATCTTCCATCTCCTTGACAACCTTTACTCCAAAGTTGTACATAGGCAAGTCGTTGAACGATGAAAGAACGCTCATGTTGGTTTTACCAATCGCATTCTCGTAAGTCTTAAATATCACAGACTCTGCGGGCAAAATTTGCAAGCACTTTACTACGTCTTCGCAAGTTTTCTTGAAGAGAATCATAGCCGCATTGGTAATGTCGTAGATCGCATTGTTGCCAGCTGCGATAGCATTTTGCTGAACCCCAACCAAGGTGTCTCCCTTAGGAGTAGATGCGTCCATCATTTCATTAATCCCCGTGGTGTCACGGATCATCCGCAAGTAGTGGTTATACAGACCAACAAGTTCATTAATGTTTCTAATGCTGTTGCCAATCTCGCGAACAGGAGGGTTCTGGAATCCACCCTCTGGATTTTTGCTCCTGTAGTAGAAGACACCCGTCTGCTCGTAAATATCGTGCAGCTCTAACGGTTGAAGTTCCCCACCATTTCCTAGCTGTACATTTTCCAGCCCCTCAATATCAATGATCAACCCATCAGGCTTTGCTTTTGCAATGGCTTGTTGGATTTTCAAGTGAGTGAGCTGCAGCATGTCAGCAAATCCAATGCAGCTATTCACCATAGACTTTGGAATCATACGGCGAATGTTCGTAGAAACAGCAGAATAAGACATCCTGCATCTGCTGATGTCGTGCACGTTTCTAGGCACGTTGTTCATCATGCCATAGTTGAACATGAGATCCGTGCCCATAATGTAGCTGCCTCCGTAAACGGTGGATATTTCCATCTTGTGAGGAGTTCTTTCAAACACCCCACCAGTTCTTTCCTTGTAACTATACCCCTGATGAAAAAAGCCAGTGTTGCCGTGGCGATTTTGTTTTTCCTCGTAGTATATACAGTCTACTGATATAAACTCAAAGTCAAGCACTTCGACCATGTAGTCGTCGTACTCATACTTCATACGGTTCAAAGTTGAATCGTAATACCCCTTGTTGCTAGAACCCTGACTGTAGCGAGAAGACTTTTTTGCAATCTTCTCGTAGTCCTTTTCGTCAAATTGGCTGCCAGCTAATCGCTTTAGCTCAGAGATAGAAATTCTTTTTACATGACCTGCATAAATCAGATCATTCATCCCTGGGTCTTCTGTGTAGCTATGAATAAAGTTTGAGGGATCAACGTAGTCAATCTTTATGCCGTAGTTTGGGTCGTTGCTTCTTTTCACAACAGCCATACCCAAAGACGTTAAATCAACAACAGCTCTTCTGTAAGTGCTGTCATTAAAATCGTTCCAGCTTAGCGTTAGGTTTGTAGCAACCTGAGCAGACATTTCTGCATCAGTCTTGACGTTTGTCTCTAGCAAGATCTCTGCCTCTTCAACCGTGTCTGGAAGTTTTTCAGGGTCTTCGTCCAGAACCAGGCCTCCAGTAACCTCCTTGAGCTGCATGAGACGCTCTTTGAGAAGGACTTGATTTCTGAGGCGAGTTTTTTCATTGTTCTTCTCAGAAGAAGAAAGCGGGTCGATTGCCTCTAGGTTTGGGTATGGATTTCTAGAAAGTATCTTGTTTGAAACAATCTTTGCAAACTTGGGGAGAATAGGGACTGGAGTGTAGTCCAGATTTACAAGAGATCCATCTGCATTGTTTGGATCAAGAGAATTAAGAAGCTGCTTGTAAATCGTAGTGTCTTGAGTACCATTCGCATACTCTCTGTTTTTTTCAAATATCTTGTTTCGTTTTTTGTATAGCGACTCAGAGTTTGCAAAGTCCCCCCATTGGTTTTCAATGGCCTTCGCGTACTTCAGTCCGTATTCTTTTGACGCCTTTGTTTCTTGAGCTGCTAGCGGATCAGGAAATGAGTGCGCGTTTTTATTTTTGCTATACATTTAAACGAACTTGTGTATTTGTGCAAATATAAGAAAGTCGTCATTCTGAGTGAATTGGCTTGTATCTCCTAAAGAATTGCTTTTCTGAGAAGTTTGACTCTTTCTTTTTTTGTTTAGTTTTTTGAGCAGCCAAAAGACAAAGACCAGAGCTAATTGTCAAGTCAAACTTGGTTCTGTTGTCAATCTTAAATCCTATCCAATCCTCTAGGGTTTCGTTAAAATACATCTTGCCAGCTTCACCTGTTTCAGAATTGTACCCAACGTAATGGTGAATATAAGACTCAATAGCTTGAGCGTGAGCCTGTATTACCTCTTGAGAGTTTGACGGTATCCCTTTTGTCTTCACGTTCACCTTAGCGTTAGGAGCGGAAAGGTGCCCTGGCCTTGCCATTAAGTATCCGTCATAACCTCTTGATTCAAAGTATCTTGCGATACCGTACTTATTGTTTTCAATTAAGATTGGGTATCCAAAATATACAGCAGCCATCAGCACGTCTTCATAGAAGATTTTAGCCAAAGGCGGGCGGGACGCATACTCAACAACAAACATGTTCGCAGGATGCTCCATGTGAAACTTGTTGTAAAGGTGTAGCGCCCCCTTCGACCCCCGTCCATCGACGGTGGCGTCAAGGTCGTAGGAGTCAACCCCGCCTACCCCCAGCTCTGCATTAGGTGCAATAAGTTTACCTCTCTCATATAACTTTTTGTTTCTCAGCTCTTTAGGTGGCAGCCATGAAACATTAAATTTACCTCTAGGGTCAGGAGAGAATATAACCTCTGTGTCCTGCACCCCATCCTTCCATATAAAGTTTCCAGTAACAACAGGATCTGGATACAGCTCCTCGTTGTGGTCCATCTGCTCGTAGATCTTACCTACGTTAAATATGCTTCCATCAATGCTGTCTCTAAATGCTTCGTCTTCGCTAAATGGAAATTGTCGAACCACTTCGTTTAGCTCAGAAGCATCATGCTTGAGGCTGTCTCTTTCATTTTTAAGATAGACTTTAGATCCCTGATAGATCATCTCGCCATCAATGCCTTCTATGGCTGATTCAGGTTGATCGACAACGGGATTTCCGTAAACATCAAAGAACCCCTCTAGGGATTCATACGCAGGAATAAACAACCTATACAGCCCAGATCTGGTGCGACCGTTTGCGTTTCTGTCAAAAGGGTTGGAGTCAGACCAGAGATCCTTGTACTCTTTGCCTCCCTTATCCATGGGGTTTACCGTGCTCCCTACCAGGGCCTTCCCCACAATTTTTCTACCCACGATAAGGCATGTCCGCTGGATCCTCCACGCATCACGAATATCTGTGGGCTTCTCCCACTTGCCCGCCTCATCCAGATAGAGGATGTGAAGCTTCTCTCCGTCGTAAGCGTTGTTGGTGGTATTCTTCCAGTTAATTACCGTATTAAGAGCCTCGCCCTTCTGCGCAGTCTTATTGTTCTTCGTGATTCTCTTAGAGGGCTCGCGAAAAGCCAGCTCCATGCGTGGGTTTGTGGTACCATCCTGAATGGGTTTAAAGAAGAAGGGGTAATGCCTAAACATCTGCACAACCTTCTTCATGAATATATTCTCCTGCGCGTCCTTACCAGTCTTAGACTGTATACCCAGGAGCTTGTCTTTAACTTGCGTGGCTTCGTCAAGAAGGACAGCAGAGCAGATATTGGTATACCCGCTCCGCCTGCATTTGGTATACAACTGACCTATGCACCTAGGGTCCGCCTCACACGCAGCTAAATGTAAGAATATTTCTCTTTGGAAGTTAAGGTAGCTAGGATGGCCTATGTCCATCCTAGTCCACTGCAGCATCATATAGTGCCTACCCGTAATATACGTAGGGACACCGTTGTTATAGAACCAAAAACCCTCACGCCTACGTCTAAACTCCTCTTCGATATACGGAGAAAACTTTTGTCTGAACTCCCTTGGCATTTCGAGCCACTCATCCATAGAGCGAACCCTAGACAGTTCCTGAGGCATATCGTGCCGCTTCCACATCTGCAAGCGCTTTGCGCTTCCATGTCCTTCAATTTCTTTTTTGGGCGGCTGAGCGGGAAGAACAATGACCAGCCCACCAAGTTCAAGACTTTCACCTTGCGTACCGTTGGGACAAATCTTGATGCCTGGCTCATCGTACTCTTCTATATCTACTAGAACGCTCATCGTCCCTGAGAGGCATAACGCTTCTTGTAGTTTTTAGAGTTCTTGTTCTTAGACTGTTTCGTCTTTGCGTGGACGCCCTTTCTTCTGACGCGACGCTTCTCGTAAACGGGGGTTAACTGCTTTGCCATTGTATTTAATTTCGTACCCCTGTCAGGACTCGAACCTGAAACCTACGCATTAGAAGTGCGTTGCTCTATCCTGTTGAGCTACAGGGGCGTTTGTTGTTTAACGATAAATTTATTGAGGTTTATTGGTAAGATGCTCCATAAGATCGCTCAGATTTATGGCGCCATCTTCATTGTAGTCTATACGATGGCATGAACTGTTAGGCGGCAACTCTGATCCATAGCAAGCCAATAGCAACATAAAGTCCATTACCCATACTGTGATACTAGTGTACATGATGGTTTTTAATATTAAAGTCTGCGAGGTGGGGCTTGAACCCACATGTAACCAATTACTCTTTCAACAAGGTATAAGCTTGAGGAGATACTCGCAGTTATTTATTTCTTCGTTCGTGTGTTTTTTTTCTGTGACAGTTAGAGCATCTTATCTCACACTTTCTGATCTCATTTTTGATAGAAGATATGGCGTAAGACCCATTCACCATATCTGAGATGTTGTGAGACTTGTCTCCGTGAACGTGGTCAAAGTCAAGCACTATGGGGTTGCTTTCACCACAATCGACGCAAGACGACATACCCTTGACCCTCGCCACATAGGCTCGTGCCCAACGCCTTTGAGACCTGTTGTGCCTTGCAGCCTTTTTCTTGTAAGCTTCAGCATGCTCCAGGTAGTACCTTCTGTGATACTCCCTTTGATATGCCCGCCTTTTTTCTGGGTCTTTGTAGGGCATCAGTCCTCGAACTCTTCATTCCACGACTCCTCCCAAAATTTATAGTCTACCTTGTTTTTTTGCCAAACTATTGCCTGCCAATCATTTAGAGAACTTTTCAGCGAAACCTCCGCTGTAGTCTTTGACTTCTTCGATTGATCCATTATTTGTAAGGTCTTTGATCATTTGCTCTAGTCTTTGTCTTTCTACAATTAATTCCTTGCAATCTGTGGCGGTCTGCTTGATCGACTGCAGCTCTGCCTTTCGTGCACTCCCATTGATTTCAGGATCAACGGGCTTTTTGATTTCATCAATCATATTGTCGATTGCGGCCTCCATACTCGACATCAGTCGTTTAGCAGCCTCAATCGTCGTGAACTTCTTCTTTGACAAACCTCATGTATTTAGGGGTTTTCTCTCCTACGTATGCGCCAAACACATTGTACTCTAGATGTTCCATAGCGTCCATCCAATCCAACCCCTCTTCCATCAGAATGCCAACCATAAGATCAACATCGTATACAGCCACTACGTTAGCCTCATAGGTACATCCCACCAATGCTTTGTCAAATCCATCAGCAGTAAGACACTCCTCTTCTGCGAGGATCTCCATCATCTCTTCACGACTCATGGCTCAACGATAACGTAGTCCACCATCTCCTTCGACACGCGGATGTATTCCTTACCATCAATCTTAAATGGATAGGCAATCCCCTCCTTGAAAGCTACAATCTCTTTAAGATCAATGCCAAGCTCCTTGCTGCCCTCGCTCTCAAATGCCAAGCGGCCTTTTGACACTTTCTTTTCCTTCAGGTCAACCTCCTCAATGACTGTGGATCGCTGGACCTTTTCAGGGTGGTGGGGCTCCATGATGATCCAGCCGCCACAAACATTAATGTCGTCTGTATCTTTCTTCTTATATGCAATAGCCTGGTTGGCCATGATGTTTTCTGGATCGTACATGCAGATGTAGTTCTTATCATCATAGTCCTCTCCAAAAAGCTTTTGCCCACCTTGAATGACGACATGGTGGTGAAAGTACAGGGTGTCTCCTGCATCTACCCCTGTATCGTGCTTTGCGGGAGACGAGACCACCACGCCTTCGTTGACGCGGTTGTTAAACTCGCCCATCTCAAAGCGGGTGTCAATAAACAGTTCCTTACCACCCACATTGATGGTATCGTTGATGAGCTTATCTAGCTCAACAATAAACACATTAAGTGCTCTCATGAATTAAAAATTTAAGTCGTATTCAATTATACAAGGCATACCATCTACAGCTTTCCATAGCATGGTTCCGTTGTCCGTCTCAATATAGATCAGATATCTTGTCTGCCCGTACTTGTGTTGATATCTGTCATCTGGTGCGATGGCACTGACGTGCCCCTTTCCTGCACGCATACCAACATAATACGCCATAGCGTCTTTGGGATCGCGACCAATCACGATCTTCCTAATAAGTCCGTACTCCATTTTAGTTTAGTGAAATGCCCAGGTCATTAAGCATGTTGTTCAGATCGTCGTCGTCGTCACCGCCTGGGTTGTATGTGTCTTTTATGAAATCAAGTATGTCTTCAAGAACCTCCCTGTCAGGGACATTGTACCCAAAGACAGCTTTTAGATTGTCTTGATCACCTTCCTCCACCATTACTCCGCAAAGATTGATGGAGATAATAGAATCTTGAAACCCATACTTTTGTACAGTGGTCTCCATCTGCAGCTGCAGCTTCTGAATCTCCAAGAGGAAAGAAGTAATGTTGTCTTGTTCTTCGTAATTCATTTAAATGCCTAGGAGTAAAGTTCTACAAAAGAAGATGTTTCGAGAGTTCTCGAAGCTCAATCAAAGTTACGTCAAAAGAAATCACCTAAAGTACCTGCGCACGGTGCTTAGCGAGTTCTGCAAAAAGCAAGACATCTTTGAAAAAGAGCTTCACTTTATGCTCTGGGCTTACGATCTGGAGTTCTGGACTCTGAAGCACGCCGCCAAAGACTTCAACTTCTCTGATCGTAAGATAGGGGACAGAATTGTATACCCCTTGATGAAGGAAGGTTTGGTTTACAAACACTTTGACAAGCTTACTCCAAGCCAAACGAGAGAGGATCACATCTTTCGCGAAGAGACCAAGTACAATTACAGAGTGAGATATGCGCTAACGCAAAAGGCCCGCTTGTTAGTGCAGGCCTTTTACAGGGAGTTGGAGAAGTAATTACAGGGATTTGCCAAACATCACTTCGTAGTAGACCTTGCCTTTATCATCTCGAAGAGCCTTGAGGCACCTGCCACGATTAACGCCATCGTAAACGTAAGACACGTGCACCCAATCAGGATTATCTTCATCACCAAACTCCCAAATGAGCTGATCAAATTGTAGGTTCTCTCGTATGTAGTTGAATATGCTACTGTTCGACACGCGTCCAAATACATCTGCGTCAAGGTCGAATGCTCTACCCTCCACATGCTGACTACGTTTTGAACCACCAATCGCCTTGTTGAGTTCCGCTGAACGATAGCCGCTCGACACGTATATAGGACACTTGAAATGCTCGCGCACAGGTTGAAAAATATTGAGCGCAACTTGTCTGAGATTTTCTGTAACCCACTCATCTGGTGTATTGTCTATACCACGGCGTTGAGCCGTAATGCTTTTTGTCACCTCTGAAAGAGACAAGTTTTTTGAAAGCTTCATTTATGAAGTGTTACTTCACTCCAAGCTCCTTCTTGGCCATGGCTCTTTGCTCTGGATCCTCCAGAATAGCTTTCAGCATAGCGCCTTTTTCTGCGTAGACCTTACCCCCGTACATGTACATGGGCTTCATTTTGCCACCACCTGGCATCATAGGCTTTTTCATGTTCATGTGCCCGCCTCCAGGCATTTTTTTAACGTGCTTCATAATTTATGATTGTGCAATTAGTACCTCAAGAGTAGCCCCGTCAGCTGCGGAGCAAATGGCTTTAATAACGTCAAGCTGACTTCCAGCAAAATTTCCACCCAAACCTGAAGATGTGGACTCTGCGTCGATAGAATCAAAAAACAGAATATAGCTTTGACCAGCGGACAGTCTCACCAAAAACTCTTTGTTTGCCGCTGTTGCTTGAAGCCGCAAATCAATGGTGTTTGAAGTGCCAGTATGCGTAAATCGAGCATACTTAAGAGTACCATCTTCTACTGCTCCGCCACCAGATCTGTCAGCTTGGAAATCAACGACAGTATCTTCTGTGTTGTCTACCACATAGTAACGGCAGTAAGCATTGTTGACACCAGTGATCTCCTTAGTAGTGGTTGTCCCCTGCTGCTTACCTCCAATAATGAGGTCTTCTTTGATTGACAGTGTTAGTGTAGCCATGCGTCAAATATACTAAAGCATTTCTTAGTGCGAAGATCCTTTTACATGGCGATCTTGGTGGGTACAGCTATCCTTTGATACAAAGAAAAAGGACTCTCAGTGCACATGCACCCAAATATTTCTATCTGTTTCAACCATCATAGAAAGTTTAGCAAAGTTACAAAGGAAAACTTTCAGTTTCAACCCTAAAGCATCGCTTCAACCGCTGTAGCTTAACTGCCTGTGAACGACTCAAATAGGAAGCTTTACGTAAAGGCATACTTATGCTTCTGTTGAAAGAATCTGATCGCAAAAAGTGGTGAGCTACACAGAGCGTGGGGATTATATATATATATACACGCTAGCATACGCACACAGAAACGCATCTGACGCACCCCTACCCCTCTGTGCTTGCGTGTTTGCGCGTAGATTTTCAGCTTTTTTGCAGCGTACTTGCCTGACAGACAGAGAGTTAGCCTCGTGTACCTGCACCTTACGTGTAGGTGTCCGTGCGTAACGCAGTTCTGCGCAGGTTGGTATCAATCCCATAGCCCATGCACAGACGCGTCATGTCCACCCATTACGGGG